GTCCGCACCCCCACCTGTCTTAACCTCTATCACCCGGAAGCCGCTCTCCTTCAACACATCAACCACGCCGCCCCCAACTCCGTCCCCCTCAACAAAAACCGCGTCCGGGCCATACCGATCTATCCCCCGGGCAACATGCTTCGCTAACTCAACAACCGAGCAAGACTTATACGCCTCAAAATCTATCGTCCCCGCATCCCGGCCCTGCCGATACGCTATCACCGCCGAGTCATCCCCAAACCGAGCCGGGTCCACACCCATCACCAAAGGAGCCCCAGGGTCCGGCGTAGGCTCACGCTCAATCGCATCATCAACCTGACCCCGCCCAATAAACTGATAATCACCCTGGCGCGGAAACTGACCGTAAACCTCTACCCGTGCCTGATCCGAGTCCTCACCGTACTGCCGTATAATGTCATTATACAAACCCGGGTCGTTCTCCTCGACAGTCCGCCCATCAATCGTGTCCGTGTTCCACTGAGACCGGTTCCCGTGAAAACACTCAAAAAACTCACCACTCGGATTTCTCGGGTTACTAATCGCTATCCATAACCGATGCGTCGTAGCGTCCGTGAAATATCCCTGCGCCACCGGCCATATACAACCCGGTATCCCCGATGCCTCATCAAATAACACCGCCATCCCCATCTGGCTGTGAACACCGGCGTAAGCGTCAGGTGCTTCCTCAGACCATAGCCGCGCTTGAATATACCAATACGCATCATCATACCCTGTCGTCTCCTTTAACGACTTCACCAGCCAGTCCGCCGGTCGTAACGACATCGCCTGATGCTCAAACCACCGTGAATGAATCGCCATAGTCGCCCACTTCCTAATCTCAGGGAAGGTGGTCGATTTAAGCTGCTGCTCCGTATTAGCCGACACAATAACCGTCGCGCTAGGTAAACAGCTAAATAACCAGATACTAATCCAAGCCAAAAACGCCGACTTCCCAATCCCACGGCCAGAAGCCCGGGCGAGCTTCATTAACTCAGGCATATCCCCATGCGTTACCTTGCGCTGGTTCTCCAGTATGTGATCCCGTATCTGGATCAACGCATCCCGCTGCCATTGCCTCGGACCAGCATGATGCTCCAGCGGTGAGTTGGGCTTCCCCCAGGGAAACGCATACAACACAAAACCTAAAGGGTCGTCACGGAACTGAAGTATCCGTGCAACCAATTGCTCTTCATCAGGTAACGGAGCTTGCTTGGGCATCTAATGAACCACGCTGTCTTCGTCAGGAAGAACATAATCAGGGTAAAAGCTCCCGACGATATCATCATACAGATCGTTAACCGCTAAGGCGATAATCTGGTCAGCAGAGGGGTGCTCACCATCAACCGTAAGGTGCTCAATAGGGAACACAATCTTTGCGATAGTTTCTTTGTTCATCTTACTACCTCATATTCAATTTTAAAAAATAATATAAAGAGGGGCCGTGTGGGGACTGAGTCGCAAAAACATCGCAGAATCCCGGGGGTACCCCCGCCACACCCCCCCCGGCCCACGATTTTCGGCGGTCGCGTTCAAGGTCATTCGTCTGAGCCTAGCTGCGATCCGATGGTGGTTGTGTTACTGTCATCCTCTACACTCATCCTCTACACTCTCAACGTGTAGGCTAGGCTGGTGCTCTACCACCTTGAGCTTATCAAGGTTAGCCTGAGCAAGCTCCATCATATTGCCTAACGATATCTCGACGGATGTAGAGACCGCAACGGCACTCGGTACACATTTAACGATCAACTGCACATACAGCGCTTTATCAGTCTCGGCCAATTTGTCGAGCCATTCGCCATTTTCGCCATTGACTCGATTAAAGCTTTTTTCTATCGCATCCTTGATTGCCAAACTACGCTTTCCGAGCGAGCCTTTTTTTCTAGACATATTCTGAGCCATTATATTGATAAGCCGTTGTTGACGTTGACGTTAACGTAAACCTGCACGACCTGCAATATACCTATATCCTGATCTTTTTCTTTCCTTTGTTATCAAGGGCTTATCAATTAATTATCTCGGCCCGGTGTTTTAATGCTTGCATGGTGTAACAATATGTGACCATACTATGATCATGAGAAATCAACGAAACATTAGAAAGGCACTGACCAAATGAAAATCCACACAACCGCCATGCTGGCCGTTTACGCTTTAACGTCAGTATTAATCATCGTCGCCGGGCTTGAGCTTCATACGGCGATATCGGATGCGATGTTTACGCTTTGCATTGAGAATATGTTTAACGGTTTTGAAACGGAGTGCATACGATGAAAATCAAGATAACAAACACCGCGAAAATCGACGAGGCGTTGAGAGCCGTCAACGGCAAAGCGCGGTCATTCACGGTTCAGGCCGCTGATATTCATGGTATAGTTATTGACGCAGATGCCAGGATGGCTCGTGGTGGCTTGACGCAAAAGGCCCGAGTCGGCGCTGTTTTGACTCACCGCCCAGCTGGCCCCTCGGCCAACTCATATAAGTACGCCGCGATTTCTACCAAAATCGAATTGACGAAGACCACCGGCGGCTGGTGGCTGACTGGTGTGGAACGTGCGAGCGTATGGCCGAAGGAGTCAGCACAATCGGTCGTCTCAGTCTCTCAAACCGTCGCCGATACGATTGCTCTTAACTCGCTCGACGGATTCCGGGTGGTAATATGACAATCAAACAAGCCAAAAAAGGATGATCCAATGAAAACCGAAATCTTATACCTCGACTGCTGCACCAGTGATTACTTCCAGGGCTTTTCCGGCGAAGTGTTAGCCGTTCCCGTTGACGGAGCCACTACCCTCGCCGAATTGAAACAAGGTGTAGAGGACGATTACAATTCATCGTGCAGCGATCCAATTCCGGGTTTCATCATGGCGCTTCATAATGCTTTTGAAGATTGCCCTAATCTCGATAAAATCGCTTTTCCGGACCTCGATTTGTACAAAGATTGTGAAGATTGGGACGGGTGCTACGCCTATTTTGGGGTGAAGTTATGAGACCTACAAAATTAATGTGGTCATTCGAAACCGATAATTTCAGGGTATCTTGGGAGATTTTCGAGCCTTACGATCTAGATTTATCGTGGGATGAAACCGGCGAAATTCGCGAAGGAATTGATAGCGGTTTATATCAAGCGTTTGATAGCCAAGTGACGGTTTATCTTCACGGGGCAGAAATCGGAGCCGATCATTTAGGCGAGAGCATTTACGAAAATCCCGAAGATTTCAGAGACCATTTCGGAATGAATAAAATAGGGCACGGCTCGTATTTCTCGGATATGGTCAAAACGTCAATCGGATACGCGAGGGAATATCTGAAAACAATTCCTGATATGCGCGGTTAATCACGGGAAGCGCCTAGCCTAAAAACTAGGCGTTTCACGGGACTAATCCCAAACGATAAAAGGATGATGAACTATGACCGATACAAAATACAACGGCTGGGCTAACCGCGAAACTTGGCTTGTCAATTTATGGTTTGGCGATGACCTGACTATGTATGAAGACAATACAGAAATCACTCCCGAATTTATCGAAGAAATGGTCGCCGATCATATTGACTTTATCCTACCAAGGGATGGGGATCGCTTAAATATATCTGGATTTCTTCGGGATCTAATGGCCGATCATCTAATCGACTACCGGGAGCTTGCTTCTCACTATCAGGATTAAACACTAGAAATACGTTAGCTACGGTTAGCGTGTTTCCAGGGTTTAATAATGAGCCCAACAAAAAAGGATGATCCCATGATTAAATATGATGCGAAATTGCTTGCCGCCGTTGCCCTTGCTCGTTCATTCGAGGAAACCCGTTATTACCTAAACGGCGTTTTATTTCATGATAGCGTAGCCGTTGCAACGGACGGCCACATTCTGACAAAGGCGACGAACGGAAACGACAACGGCCCGGGACAACGGATTATGCCGGTCTCGAAAAAAGCCATTACTGCCATGAAAAACCGCAAGGCCGATCATGTTGTTTTCGATAATGATACTTTAACGGTTTTTAGTGAAATTGAAGAAGTCATGCACATTGAGCCGTCAAAAGAGATAGACGGGACGTTTCCCGATTACATGCGAGTTATTCCGCACGATCCCGGCGAGGTTCATACGGGAGCATTCTCGGCCATTGTCTTAAAAACCATATGCGAGACGGCGGCTGTTTTAGGAAAGGACGTGCCGATATCAATGGTCGGCAAGACTAAAGGCGATCCGCACAACGTCACATATCACGGCTACGATGGCATAATGTCAACTGCTATGCCCATTCGGACATAGGACACTTAAAACCGCTCTAGGGGAAACCCTGGGGTGGTTTTGAGGGTAATACTGCCCAAGCAAAAAGGATGATCCGCTATTATGGTTAAAATTAAAACCTACCGTTGGAGTTACAACGAACAAATCAGCGCCGAAGAATTTATAGAGCGCATTGCGCCGGTAATCGCAGACATTGCCAGTTCGCTACACGATATGGAAGGCGATATATATTTAAGCGATTATCGCAAACTTCTAGAAATCGGCGCACGTTGCGCCAACTTCGACGCCAAATAAGCCTTACCTGATAGCCGTTGGCAGTACAATGTTTATCTGCCAACGGCCTTTTTTTTAAGGAAAATATAATGACCCCGGAAACCTTACGAGCCCGCCGAGAAGCCGCTGGCTTATCTCAATCTGCCCTTGGCGCGAGACTTGGCATGACTCGACAGCACGTTAATCGACTTGAAAACGCAAAATCGCCTATTACGGCGACATTAGCAATTTTGCTAGAATACATTATTCCGGCCCGAGAAACGCTTGAGCGTGGAAAAACCTTATTTTCCATGCTGCCCTAATTTTAGTTGGAAAAACCGTCCCGGATGTTGCTGTGGAAAATGGGTTGGTCTCGGGAAGACCATACCCCATTATTTTCCATGCGTCAACCCCTTTGCCCCCCCAGTGGAAAATCCCATTTTCCATGGAAAATCCACCGTCATCTTTCCTTACCCCGCCCAAACAATTTAGCATTCAACTCTGGGGACACGACAACCCAATCCTGATCTACGCGAGTCACAACCCCTTCATCTAGCAGGGCTTTTAACGGCCCCTTGTTGCTCATATACGACTTTATCGTAGACTCTGAGCTACCATTTTGCTTGAGATATTCCCCCCATACCGCACTCGACAGCACCGCCGCGCCATCCACAAATTCAGGTTTTAAGAACCAAGCCTTCATAAATATTTCTGAATTTTTCTCACTATTTTTGCTCTCGGGCTCTTTTCCCGCCGTAATTACAGCGCTAGAAACCTGTTCGCCGTCTTCATCTAGCCAGCCGTTGATCGGCACTGGGGTCAGGTCGAGGAAATGCGGGTTAGCTGTTTCTGCGTCTTTTGACTTTCTCTGAATGATTTGGATAGAGCCGCCGTCATGTTTAGGCGGGACGACGCTAATCTCAATTTCGAGAGCGCCTTTCCATGCGCTCGACCCACGCGCTCGGTGCTGGGCTTCTTCGGCAACGCCGGTATGATGGACGAGAAGCACACTGCACCCGAATTCCTGCATTAGAGCGGAGCAAGAATCTAGCATCGTCTTGGCATCTTGAGCGCTGTTCTCATCGCCGAGAAGAAACCTGTGGAGCGTATCGACCACAATAACAGCGGGGACGGAGGGGAGGCCGCGAATATGATCGACAACCCTTTGATAGCCGCTGGCGGTATTGAGGTCGCAGCCGTCCTTTGAGAGCCACATATCAAGGGGGCCGGAGCCGTGGTGCTGTTTCCAGGCGGCGATCCTACCCTTGAGGCCGTTATGGCCCTCACCGGCCAGATAAACGACGCTCTCGGCCCTAACTTTCTCGCCCATCCATGTGCTTTTAGCCGCCGCCATGTGAAGGCACCAGTCGAGAACGATGAAAGTCTTGCCGGAACCGGACGGGCCGTGAACCATTATGAGCGAATTGCGCTGTATCCAACGCTTCACAAGCCAGGATATAGGGGCGGGTTTCTCACTGAATTCGTCTGCTGGTATCAGCCAATCGTCAACGGGCGGGAATAGAAGCCCGGCGAGGTCGCCGCCAGCGGCATGATAATCGTTGGCGTCTCCGCGCTCGGGCGGACAGACAATGCGACCACCGTGACGAGCAGAGGCTTGCTCGGCGCTATTTAGGCCGACGCCGGACTCATCGTTGTCAGCGACAATAATAATTTCCTGGGTTTCACCGTATTGCTCTCGGATAGCGCCGGTCACTGAGGTCATATTGCCAGCGGAGAACGCAATCGCCACGGCGCAGTTCGTTACTTCTTTAACCGTCGCCGCAGTCGCGAAGCCCTCGGCTATGAATATCGGCTGATTACCGTCTTGACTGCCGATAACCCAGTATCGGTCTCGCGCCCGTCCGCCGGGATGATATTTCTTATCGCCTTCAGCGTCGATGTACTGCAAAGATGATAGCTCGGAGTTGTCCGCGTACATGGGGACAATGAGCCGCCCGTCGCCGGTAATGCGGACGCCGTGAGGCTGAATGCCCTTGCGCTGGAGATAAGGATGGTCGCCGCTGGCGGCTCCGGCGTTAGTCCAGATTGCCTCGACGGTTGAGGCGGCGGTATCATGTTGGAGCTTTCGGGCCTCGTCTCGGTGCGCCTTGGCTTCGGCGGTGCGTCGAGCGACGGCCATTTTCTCTGCTGCTGTGAGTTCGCGGCCTACGTTACACCGGAAAACAGAGTCGATGCTATCTCGCCAGCACCCAAATCGACCGGCTACTGGAGCCTCTGGAAAAAATACATACCAGCCGGAGTCATCTTTTTTCCGGCCTTGGGTGGAAAATCGGTGAAGCTGCCCGTCGATCTTGATCTGTTTAGGCGGCTCGACTCCGGCGGCTCTCATGGCGTCAGCTATCTGAGCCTCTGCCGGTTCGCAATATTGGACCGTTGGCGACCATTCGCCACCAAGGATACTTGTAATATCTGTCATGCTGTGACCTTCAAATCCCCATTTGTGAGAAGCTGTATTTGAGCCTGTCTCTTTAGCGGCGGGGATTCCCCCCAGCGGGCGATATTGTGCGGCCAAATTTCGAGAGCCGCAGCCAGCGCCTTCTTGCCACCAAAATACTCTATTGCTTGCTTGGTTGTCATCCTATTTCTCCATCATTTATAGTTGACACTTATATGTAACAGGGTAATATGTCAATAACGAGCAACCGGAATATCCGAACGCTCAGAAACAGAACGGAGGCCATATATAATGGCTATCAACCTACTCTCTACTTCGTCGCTGTCGTCAGACGGCGTGAAGATTTTAGTCTACGGGCAGAGCGGCTCGGGCAAGACTTCGCTCATTCCGACAATGCCAAACCCGGTGGTGCTTTCCGCCGAAGCCGGTCTACTGTCAATTGCAGACACGGACACGCAGTTCATCAACATTGAAAATATGGACATGCTGCGTGAAGCCTATTCCTGGGCGAAGGATTGCGAGTTCGACTCTATATGCCTCGACTCCATCTCGGAGATTGCAGAGGTTTGTCTCGCCACCGAGAAGCGCAACAACAAAGACCCCCGCGCCGCTTACGGTGAGATGCAGTCTACGATGGCTGAGATTGTCAGGGCGTTCCGCGATTTGAGCGGTAAGAACGTCTTTATGACTGCCAAGCTGGACAAGTCCCAGGATGAGATGGGCCGTATGCTGTATGCGCCGTCGATGCCCGGTCAGAAGGCCGGACAGGCGTTGCCGTATCAATTCGATTGCGTCTTAGCTATGCGCGTCGAGAAAGATGCCGAAGGGGTCACGCAGCGTTCGCTTATGTGCGACGGCGACGGCCTTTGGATGGCGAAGGATCGCAGCGGCAAGCTGTCGCCGTGGGAAGCGCCGGACCTTGGTGCAATCATTAAAAAAATTGGTGGTGAGTGATGTATCAGGAGTGGATCAAAGCTAAACAGGCGGAGTCCGACGCAGTTGCGGCCCGCCGCGAAATCGAAGACAAGCTGGTATCGCAATTCAAAGTTTCTGAGGGAGACGAAGGCGCTCAGAATTTTGACGACGACGGCTTTAAAATCAAAATCACTGGCCGGATCAACCGCAAGGTAGATGGTGATGTGCTTCAGGAGCTTGCCCGCGAGGCTGGCTTGTCTGAGCATCTTGGTCGCTTGTTTCGGTGGAAGCCAGAGATCAATGCTTCGGCATGGAAGGCGGCTGACGAAGCTATTACGGGTCAACTGCTCGGCGCGATAACCGCCAAGCCGGGACGGCCTACTTTTGCAATCACAAAGAAGGAAACCGAATAATGTCATTTCTTGGAGAAGAGTTTTCAGCGGACAAGTTGCCCTCGAATTCGGGTAGCTTCGATCCTATCCCGGCGGGTGAGTACACCGCTCAGATCGTCAAGGCCGACGTTACAACGACGAAGGCCGGAACCGGCGAGTATATCGCAGTCCGG